GGCACAAGACCTCTGAGGTGAGTAATTGGCTCGCAAGCGTACAAAGAAGGAAGCCTTGGAGCGTCTGCAAGATACATACGACGTAACTTCCGAATTGCCTAAAGGTGGCCGTCGTGGTAGCCTAGCGCATGAATTTGCATACCTGGGTGCAGCTGGTCTTATCATGCTTGACCCGTTAAACCGACTTGCTGATGAGCGTATTGTATTGCCTCTCGACATGGTTTGTATTCCTGCTTACCAAGCATATATGATCCAAGGCAATCCATCAATGCAAATTTACGTTAGAGCAGGCGAAACTATTCTCCCTACTGGTGGAAATGTGCGAGATGTGCAAGAAGTAGTTGAAGAGATGGCTGTGGAGGACACACCAGTGCGTAAAAAGCGCAAGACTCCCTATCAACGTGCCTACAAGAAGGCATTTGATACACTTGCTCCTAGTTACAAAAACAAAAACGGCAAGTGGAAAAAAGACGGGTTCAAGCGTTGTGTTAAGGCAGCGCATAAGAAAGCAGGGGGTAAGAAGTAATGGCAGTCTCAATCATTAAAGAAACAATCGAGTTGAATGCTGTTACAGCCGATCTGGATGGCAACGCATTTCTCACAAAGCGTGTAAACCTGAAAACTGGTGCTAGGCACATGCTTTTACAAATGGATGTGTTTCAAGATGCATATATGTCTGTACCAGATGAACCACTTCGTCAAAACATTGAGATTGTGATTTCACCTTATCCTGCCATTCCAACAAACATGATTTACCAATTTGACGCACCACGACAAACCAAACGCTACCCTGCTGCGGGTGATGATTCGGTTTTGTTTAAGCAACGATATGACACATTCCAAAATGGTATACTTCCTTCAATACAATTCCCATCTCCCGAAATTGCAGCACAGAACAAATCGTTCTTTTACACCGATCACATCTATATCAATTTAGCAATTCATGGAGCCCCTGGACAGACATACCAAAATATTGCATTCTCTTTCATGTTCGTTTTGCAAGACAAATCAGTATCAGTTTTAGAACATACCCTGGGCGTTCTAGCTGAATCGCATAATGCAATGTGCGCTTTGACGATGTCAAACGGACACATGAACACCATTAGCAACCTCCGAGGTAACACATTTCCAACTTGGCGATTTGGTGGGATTAGGCCGGAGCATACCATTTCGCCAACTGCAGCAAACTCATTTTTCCTTGAAATCGATACACGAGACGCCGAGGAAATGGTTACAACCGCAGCTGTACGCCAATCTGTGGCGGATTCTCGTCGCATGAGTGGCTTTGATGAGGCATTTGGCGAGCGTAGACCTGAATGGTTGAGTATGGATTTGAACCAAGGTATAGTTGCAGGAGCTGTTCGTTCCGATCCGATTCCACTAAAGTATGCTGACAATGGAAACACAAGGATGTTCTGATATGACTGAAATTGAAACTGAAACAAAAACTGAAGAAACCGCCTCGAGAACACAACGCTTTGCAGAGTGGCTCATGAAGCGAGACGAACGCCGACAAGAAAAGGAAACATCCCTTGAGGGTTTGATGAAGTTCAATTTGTTTCTTTCAAGCCTTACACTTGTGGCGGTTGCTGGAGCAACTGCTCTAGATTATGCAATGATTGCATGGCTTTGGGTCTGATAGCTTGAATTTAGTTGTCAAAAAACGCTGTACTGCATATTTTTTTCTTTAGCTAGCGAACGAAATCAAACAGTGTTGTTTGTTCAACAATTGCATTTCGAATTTGAATAGACAATTTAAGAGGGATTTGTCCTCGTTTATTTTTTCGTAGTGGGTCTGATGGGCCGGTGTCTCGTTCTGCTTTTGTAGGGATCTGGATTTTATCAAACAAAGGAAAGTTACCATACAAAACATGAGATCCTACTATCAAGCGTGGTTGTAATCCATACTTAGCAAAATGTTTGATTGAACCGATTACGTTTTCAATAATCCAATACCTTGGTTTTGTAATTTGAATTATTTCTAAGGTTGCTTCCAGGTTGGTCATGTCTGGACTGTAGGTTTCATATTCTCCAGATCTTGACGCAATTGCCTGAGGAGCGTGGAACCCAAATGAAAATTCATCACATGGCACACCTGCAAGTAAGATATCATATTCTCGAATCGGTACGCCCTGGGTTTGATACTGAGCGATCCTATCACGCATTTCAAGAACATCTTGCATGGTTGTGTGGGGAACTTCAGATAACAGCGGATTGTTTTCAACTCGTGCGACTTCATCGCCAGCAAGCACAAACGCTTCAGAGAAGCCACCAAGTCCACTGAACAAATCAAGAACTCTCATTCATCATCCCTCATACAATTAGCACACCATCGTAGATAATGTAAGCCACAAACAATACAAATTCGAAAGTCTCTATTCTTCAAGTGAATCCCTCAATCGTCGGTTTGCTACCAGGCGCGTTAGTGCTTGTTCTTGCAGTGTGCGAATCGCTTCATCAATTGCTTGTGAAGTCTTGATTCCTTTTTCTTTTAGTTGTTTCAAAATCCGGTCGGATTCGTCGCTTACGGTGATGCTGTATTGATTCGCCATCGAGTTTATCCAAATAATAATGTTATTTAACTCCAGCGAAAAAAATCCGTGAAGGTTTGAAATAATATGGCTTTTTTGGAAGGGGTGGGTGTGTCGGGGAAACTAACTTACGATGTGTTCGGGGGCTCGCTGCGCTCGCGGAGATGGGAATCCGTGGATTTATAGACCGGACCTGTTATGATAGGGTTGGAGGGAGAAGGAAAGACGCGTCTGCCCAGAGCTTGCATGTTGATAATTTCCCGATCCCTCCACCTAACAAAGTGATTAAGATGGCAAAAGGCGCACGAGACATAATTTTGAGAGACAGACTAGAATTTACAACTACCGCAACAGGAAACACAAGCCTAGTTTATGGCCGTGTTGACCTCAGTGATTACGTTTCCATCGTAAAAAACGAAGGACTTGCAATCAAAGAAGTTCGATTCCAATTTCGTGTACCAGGTGACGACAACGGTTGGCCGATCTGGATGAACACAGAAGACCTCACTCTTATCCCTCCTAACAGTGTTGCAGAGGCTAACATTTGTGCATTTGCAACTACAACAGCCTACGAAAACGCAGCTGATGTCGGTATTGCATCTCCAAACGTACTATGCATGTTTGAAAAGAAGTCTACAGTTTTTCCAACTGGATGGGCTGATTACGCTGACCACGCTTTCGGAACACCTGACCTTCACCCAGAAGGATATGATGTTGTTACCGATCTCCTCATCGGAGTCTATGCAAACAACTTGCAAAACACTCGTCTCGTCGGCACTACTCTTGAATTGGACATCATGATTATTGCTGAGCCAAAGAAGATTACTCAGAAAGACTTGACCCAAATGCTCACTCAGGCACAAGACCTCTGAGGTGAGTAATTGGCTCGCAAGCGTACAAAGAAGGAAGCCTTGGAGCGTCTGCAAGATACATACGACGTAACTTCCGAATTGCCTAAAGGTGGCCGTCGTGGTAGCCT